GCTTTCGTTTCTTCAGTATGTTTGTGGCCGAGCTGCGCTAGACCAATTTTGTTTTTATGTTCCTCTGATAACGGTTTCCAAACCCGTTTTTTAGCGGCAAGGGATAATTTCGCGCGATGCTCTGCGGAATGCGGTCCTTTCGGTAGTTTATTCCCGGGGTAAACACCTTTTGGCATAGAGCCAAAAAGTATCACTTTCCTAGTTGATTTACTACACTAATTAAGGAGTAAATTCAATTCGACACACCGCTGTTCGTACTATAGCAAAATGCGCTTGCATAGCGGTACTTTACATCAACGAACATGTTAGTAATTACTCGGATTTCCGCTTGGGTCGCCAGCGTGTAAATATCGACAACGATATCGAGCCCGGCCCATTGGCCGATCATGAGTTCGTTCCATTTACCGAACACAACTTTATTTGCCGGTACCTGGTTGGTGGCAATCGCGCGGTAACCGTTTACCCGGTCGCCGCCCTCCCAGAAAAACATCGGGTAATAGGGACCAGTCGTATTGCGCGGATCATTTTTCGCGTACGCCTTCCACGCGCCCTTGACCTGTGGTGTCGTGATGTAACAAGCCGAATCATCGAGCACGAGGTTGCCGCTCTCGACATTCGCCTCAAAGTCAATGACCTGGACCCAGGTCGGATAACCGGTCGAAAACGCAATCGTCGGCGCGGCTAACGCGTAATTGTAAGGCAACCCCGAGTTCGCTGGCGTGTTCAAAATCCCAGTTGGCTGATTGGTGCCCGTACCGGTGAGGGCAACGGCATCAATCGCAATCTGAATAACTTGGATCATGTCATCGCGAACGACGTTATCAATATCGAGCGAGGATTGAGCGAGGAGTTGCTTCGAATAATTGCACCAGCCACCCACTCGGTTCGGGCTGAGAGTCACACTATCCATTTTCAGATCGGACTCAGTCACGGCGGCAATTTCGGTGTTCCACGAGATGGTCGAAGGCGCGTTCTGGCGCGGCATAAGCAAGTTACCTTGCAGCCCGGAAATGTAGCGGGCCCCGGCCTGCAACACCGCCGTGCGATTGCGCAAGAGTGGGATAAGCGACGGTTCAACGGTTGTCTGAATTGTAAGTCCGGCCGTGGCGGGTACGCCCGCCGTCAGGTCGCGGGTCAAGAACCAGTCGGGCACATAGAACCCTTGCGGTTCTTGGCCACTAATGAGGGCCATCTCGCGTGATACTTCGGCCTCGAACCCATCGAACCTACCTTCGCCATTCTGAGCCTTGAGCTTGTTACGGATCGCGCGCGTGATCGAATATCTGCGCTGGTCCTCTTCCCTAAATCCCATGGTTGGATCACGCATTACGCCGAGCGGTTTCGTGTTCTGCGCTTTTTCTTTCAAAATGAACGATTGAAACTCGCTCACCGTTTTACCCGATCTTATGAACTCGTCTGCCTCCGTTGTCGCCTTGAACTGCGCACCGTAGCCCATTATCTCGCGGATCCGGGTCAGCTCAAGCTCGCGAATTTGACCAACATCTTCTTTTCTGACCTCGACCGAGGGCGGTGGCGGTGATGGCGGCAAGTTTGACACCGGCGGGTATAATGGATTTATCCCCATTGTGGCATTGCTGGTAACGGTCTCGATCGGCATAATCTGGTCCTGTCTATCAAGATTTACTTTTGAGTAAGGCGCGACCTCGTCGGCTCGACTGAGCTCGCCGAAGTCGGGCGCATCGAGCATCATAACCTCGTAGGTTTCACTGAAGGCGCGCCCAACCCCGACCGTCGGGTCTGCCGGCACAGAGACGAAACTTATTTCGATCGGTTCCCAGCGCGCGACCTCGTAGAGGTCATCGTCGTCTTCGTCATCGTCTTCGTCATTATCGCCGTCATCGGCCGAATCATCGGGATCAATGTCGTCGTCGGGATCGTTGTCTGGATAAGCACGGGACAATTCTTTGTAGTCAGGCTCATAGATTGTTACTCCTCGTTTTCGCAAACACCGAATCTTGCGCGGAATATAACCGACCGATACCGCGCTCTGGATACCCGCCCGTACATCGGCGAGGGCATCCTGCCCGTTCTGGTTCGGGCTGAACTCGGCAACGGCCATTCCTCTGCCGTCCTGGATGCTCCAACTCCTAATAATGCCGATCCGATTGTCCCAATTATGGTTCCAGAGCAACGGGACAACACCGCGCTCGAGCCGGTCGGTCATCATCGCGCCCGGATCATGCGACAATACCTCTTTAAAGGATTTATCCCATAGCCGGCGCTTTACCGCGTACCGGCTCGAAAAACTGAATGACACCGTCCGTTTCTCGGGATCGATGGTGCCGGTGACTATGCGCGCGGACCTGTAAAATGGTTGATCGAGCGATTTTTTCTCGCCCTTGGACTCGCGCCATTTCGATAAGCAGATAGCGACATTTTGAGCGTTGGTCCGGTCCTTGTTTTTCGAGACCTCAGTCATACAGCGGCCCATGAAATCTGACTGTGACTCGCCCTTGTGTGGAGTTGGTACCGGCATCTCAATCCAGAGATTTACTTTTCGGATCCCTCGAGGCTAGACCGATGCCGGTTTCTTGACCGGTTTAGCTGGTGGCGTTTCTTCACTGCCATTGCCATCGCCTTCGGGCGGGCCTTCACTACCGGGTTCCTCAGCTGTCGGCACAACGTTCGGGTTCCGATTCGCCGGGTTCGAGAATATCAAGCCGCGTTCCTCCTCGAGTTCCTTGTCCCGCGCCAGTTCATCCAAGAAGTCCTCGTACTCGATGATACCGCGATTAGCCAACTCCCGCCGGCGCGAGCTCAACCCGCCATCGATCGCGTTCAGCGAGCTTTGCACCTCCTTGGTCGGGTCGACATAGGGAAACCCGCGCGGGTTCCATTCAATCTTGCTCACGATCTGCTCGAGCTGCGTAATGGAGGCGCCATTGATCTGGTCCGAAAGTATCGCGTAGGGCAACCACTCACTAAACACTCGCTGCAAGACGTGATCAGAATAAAACTGCTGTAACTCCCTCCACCACTCGTTTTCAATGTCCTTCGCCGCCCGAGCGCTAGAATAATTGTAGGATTCAAAATCGCTCGCGAGCGAGTTGTAAACGATGCCAAGGCTGGCCGCGATCTTGCGGAGGTGCTGTTTTCTGAATTCGCCATAAGACGCCCCCGGCACCTGCGGATCGAAAAATTTGAGAGTCTTGCCAAAGGGCATTTCCTCGATGACGCCCGCCTGCAGTTCCGAGATGGTCTCACCGGCCTCGCTCGTGCCTTGGCCCTCGTATGGTTGCGCGCCCGCTTGCGTCTCGATCACGCCCATCTTCGACGCAAACGCCCTTTGCGCGACAAGGGTATACTGCTCGAACATATCGAGAGTGCGCAGATCAACCGCGCTCGTTGCGAACCAGGAAACGCCTCGGCATTGGGTTAGCCGCTCGGGGATAAACACGTGAACGATATCGCGCGCCGAGATGCGCCTGCGCGGTTGCTGGTAATTGGTCGCGAACATGTCGGTCTGCGGCCAATCGATCACGTGATAGGCGATCGGTTTACCGTAATAATTCATCTCAACCCCGAGACAGACCCGGTTCGGGCCGAGCGTGGCGTTATAGAAAATATCGAGAAAATCGCACTCGAGGATTTGCAGCGTGAAATTGAACTTGTTGCCGGCTTCAGGCCCGCGGATGAACTGGATAACCACCTCGCCATCGACCGCCAACCGCTGAATGATCTGTTTATCGATTTCAAGCCCACTGAACTGCTGGCGCACCTCGTATTGGCTGATTTTACGAAATTCTTTCCAGGCCGCCGTGATTGCCCCGTTCAGTTTCGTATTGAGATTCGGCCCTTTAAGCATCGGCACTTTCGCCGCCAGTTTGATCCCGTGGTGGCCGAACGTGTTCGCTTTTAGTTCGCGCAAGAAACTTTTTACGTGCGGATTGTTGCGCTCGAGGTCGCGCAACCGGGCCCGGATCACCCGATGCGCGTGGAACAGTTCATAGTTGCCGGTAGTCAGCCAGGCGGACCAGTCAGCCTGCGTATTAGACGGCATCGCCGCATCGTAGATCCGCGTTGAGGCTTTCATGGACGCTTTCAAAGACGGAAGGACCACTCCCCTCGGCGGTACTGCTAGCTTGGCCGCCGCCGCCGCTGGCTGCGATTCGAGTGGTCCTTCCTCCGGCCCAAACCAATTATCTAAAGCGTTACCAATCTTTGAGAACAGGCCCATATAAAAACCAAACGAAGTTTGTTACCAACCATACGGGTACCACGGTGCGGACGGGTAAGGACCGCCCCATGGATTCTTGAACACCGGGATAATGATCCGGCGACGCGAATTGCCCGAAAGCCGGTCCTGCTCAGCCGCGACCTGCATAGCAAGGTCTTTACGAATCTCATACAGTTTTGCTAGATCCCAAAGCGTGTACGCCTTGCCCGAGAAAACAACGCTCGAAGTCCGCTGCGACAAGAGCAATAGCAGGGTGGCGTCGCAAGCTGCCAAATGCTGTTGTAACGTCGTCTGAGTCGGCACATTGACCGTCGTATCCGAGAGATTCGGTCTCAACTGCTCGATCCCCGATTGCACCGTGTAATTCTCCCCCGTGCCAGAATTATTAACGACGACGGAGTAGGCAACTGAGCCCGGCGCGGGCAATTTTGCCGTGTCGCTGGCGGGAATGACCCAATAAAAAATGCCGTTTGAGAGCGTTGCCGTGTTCACCACCCGAATCGTGCCACTGGCGAAGGTCATGATTGCCGCCCACGGCGGTACCCCGTAATTGCCAGCCGGGTAATCGAAAGCCCAGGTGTCGCCCACCATCAGGTAAGGCGGGAAAATGATCGGAGGTGGTGCGCCTGCAAGCGTTGAATAACCGTTCATAATGGATTGGAATCGATCGGAATCGCCCCTTTATCGACAGAAATACTACTACCAAACAGGGGAACCGCGTCGGGATCCCCGAACAAGATCAATTCGATGTTTTTCCGGCTCACGGCCGGGCTCCGGTCCGCTCGCCGGTTCCGGTTCTCTCGATCGATTAGCAAAAGCAAATACGGCGCCAGATCGCGCATCAGGGTTGCGAACTTGGTGAACTCAGCCGCGCTCATCAAGGGCGCGTAACGCGCCATCCACGCGAGCCGGGTACCGAACAAGCGGCCGGCAACAATCTCTTGCCGTGGCGTTCGCGAGTCGTACAGGACACGCCTCACTTCCAACATTGTCAGATCATACAACTCGCGCGAGCGCGCATGACTCAACACTGGGTAAAGCACCATCGCCGCGTTCGCGCACTCATGCCGGCGCGACTCGAACCGGCCATCAGTGAAACTCTCGATGTACCAACGTTGGACTGATAACTCGAGTTTATCATCCAGAGTTGTGCGCGCGCCCGCTTTAATTTTATGGTTGATGTCATCAACCGCCGCCCGGTCCTCGGGCACATCAACCAGTCGCGACAATACCCGCTTAGTCAGTTCGCGGTAGCGCAGCGAATCCTTGCGCGCGTTGCTCACGCTAGTGAACAGCACGTTAGCGATCACTTGGCTGACGAATGTAAACGCGGTGCCTTTGGCCGGGTCAAATTTATCAACCGCCTTGATTAATTTGAAATTAATGTCGCTGAGCAGCTCATCCTTCGGCTTGTACCGGCTGGTTTTGTAAAAACGAATCAGAGTCAGCGCCCGAGGCTCAGTCAACCCAACAATCGAGGACAAAACCCCAATATCGCGGTTTGCCTGATACTGCGCGATTAACGATTCGATCTGACCATTGTCACAATGCGCGCTCGCGCCGCCATTGGGATGGTGTTTGCTCTCCATTAGCGTGGCGGCAACCAACCGCGCCCCGGCAATATCCGGCGCGGTACGCCAAAGGGTTTGATTGCTGGTTTGGTGGGCGCTACCGTTTGCGGCGGTGGCGCTACCGCGACCGTTTGCGGTTTCTGTTCCTCGCTTACCCCGCTCTCCGTCTCGCCGACCGCACTCTCGGCGCCTACCGGCGGTTTCGCGAAATTTGCCCGGATCTTGTCCCAGGCAATGTTTGGCAATGTCTCCAATGCCGCTAATGCATAAATCCGCGCATCAAGCGCGTGATTCGGCCGACTATGAATCCGCACAAAATAGGGCGCAGCCGCGCCCTTCACCATTTTTTCGGCCGTCAGTTGCTTGAAATATTCCTCGTCATAACCGCATTGCGGGTTGATCGGGAAATGCTGATAACTCGGCCCGTACTCGACCACCGTGTTCAGAGCCGAATACAGCCGCTCTTTCGGGCCGTCGACCGCCAGGATAAGCAGGTTCGCTTCCCGGCGGCCAGAGCGTTTCACCCATTGCGCGGTGTACCCGCGGGTGCCTTTAACCGCAAACCAGTATGCCCGCCGGACCCGCCGGATGTATGCGTAAGGTTGAGTCGGTTTATCGCTCGAATCCACACAGACCGCTGCCGGCCAAATCATGTGCCCAGACGCGTGCTGCCATTTTTTTAAGAGAAACTCGTCGAGCTCATCGAACACATCAGGTAATTCTGTGTTGCCTCTAAAACTTTTAAACGCAATTCCCCAGGTCTCACCACTAACCCCGTGACCGAGAATCTCGCACTCAAGCCGGTTGTGTTGCACGTCAACGCCCGCGGTCAACACCAGACACCGCTCGGCAACGATGATCTCGCCATCGTGCTCCGGGTACTCTTCTCTGCGCAACATGATATTCGCGAAATCGGGCGGCGGCAGCGTTTCCAGAGTAAACGTCTCGGCCAGAATCAAATTTTGAAACGTTTTCCGGCCCTCTAACCCTAGTTTCTCACTCCGGAAAAACCGGTCCACAAGATAGTGCAACCAGCTCGTGAACCCGCGCCGGCAGGGCCCAAGTACGATGAACGCGTTTGCCCAGTAACCGCGCGCCCCTTTGTTCTCGGGCCGGGTCGCAATCCACCGGCCTTTGCGCACCATCGCAGCCCGAGCGGCGTCATCGAATTTCGCCTCGCACTTCGGGCATTCGATATAAGCCTCTTCAATCTGATGAATCTTGCGCCCGGTCTTCTCATCGACCGTTTTCGGCCAGCGCACATCTTTCCACATGATCACGAACTCATTCCGGCATTGTGGACAGCTCACGAACCATTTGCGGTAATCGGTCGATTCCATCTCGGTCGCAATCCGTGACATCTCGGTCAACGTTGGGGTACTCGTCTTGACCGAGAACGCCTCCGGGTGCCGAAAGCTTCGCTGCTCGCATAACGTGATCACGTCGCCCTCTTCCCCCGCACTCTCCGGGTAGCGGTCGATCTCGTCGAACAACGTCCAGCGTGCCGTGTGCGCCGCCAATTGCGCCGGCGAGTTCGACCCGCCGAGCACCATCCAACCGCCCACGAAGGTCTTATGCAATATCGTGTTGCCGCCCTCTCCCAGCCGGCTACCACGGGTATGTACCGCGAGCTCCATTTTCGACCGCACCGGCGGACACGAATTAGCCTCGGGCGTAAAATTGTTCTTCGACCAATGCGCCGCGTTGGCCTCAGTCGGAAAACAAACCACCATCGTACCCGGGTTCTGGTCGATCGCCCACATAATACCGCCTCTGAGGATGCTCGACTTACCTAACGCCTGGCTGGCGAACATCAGCGTCAGCGAGTTGACCTCGGGGTCAGCAAAGCAGTCGAACACCTCAATCTGATACTCGAAATTGCGCCACCGCCCGGGGATCGGACTGCCTCTTGGCGCCGTGCGGTACAGCTCCTGCCAGGCCGACGGCTTGATGTATTCCTTCGGCTTAAACAGAGACAGAAACTCTTTGAGACAATCATAAACGTGCGGATCACGAATGACGATCGGCCGCCGCCACTTAGGCACCCGCTTACTCTTCGGCTTGGGCGAGGGTTTCTTCGGCTTTGCTTTTTTTCGCTTTCGCGACCGCGAGCCGGCTTTGCGCATGGGCCACCTCCTCAAGTATGAGTGGCAGGGAAGCGATGTTTTTTAGTACGTCCTCTTTCACAGTGCGCGGCATGTCAGAAGACATGATCCCGCTAACCACTGCTTCCGCGACGGTTGCAAGCCCTCGGGCAATGTCCAAGCGTTTCAAATACTCCGCGCGTGTGATCATGTTCTCGAGCCGATACTTCTCGGTTAGTTCCTTCTGAGCCTTGACTCGTTGCCGGTTGACATCCGCGATCGCCTTCGCGGCTAGCTCTGTATGTGGCAAGCGGGGCCTTCCGCTCATAAGGCACCAAATTGTCTAAAAATCGACATTTTGTCACCCGAATAATTTTGGCGATCGCAGCGCT